ATTTAACACTGTTAGCTGAGTAATAGCCTGACTAGGTGAAACGCTATCATCATACACCATTGCATCATTATTATCTAATACATTTTCTATATCTTCAAATAGTAATGCGAGTTCTTCTTGGGCATCATCTTCATTTTTAACGTATGCCCTAATTGTTAATGTTAAAAATCTCCATTTAAAATTGTCAGGAAGATATTCACGAGTTTCATCTCCTGCAACTACACATACTTTCGGATATTGTTCTATTTCGTCCAAAAATATCATGTTCGCTTTTACATTTTGAAAAAGATTTATAGTATATGGGTGCGAACCATCAATCTGTTTTAGTTTTTCCACTAAAGCATCTACAATCTTTTTTCTTTTTGTTCTATAAATTGCCATTACATTTTCCTAAGTGTAAATTTTTGTGCAACTTGTTTAGTAGCTAGTTCTCTTATACTCTTAGTAATAAGTGGTTTAGGATTATATCCTAGAGGCCATCTTGAGCCATCTTCAAACGTTTCATATGGAGCATACATATATGAGTACTCTCCTATAATTGTTTGTCTGCCTTTAACTAATGTTTCTAGTCTTACACTATTTGCAAATCTGCCTGTTCTATTCTCTAATGCAGGTCTTCCCATATTTTGTTTTACTTTTGCAGGAAGTAACCTATTTATTGTTATTCTTAATTCATTTAACTGTCTTTGAACACTAACATCTTTTCGTGTTTTTGCTCGGGAATCAATTGCAGTTCTCGCTTGTGCCCCTGCTATTAATCTCTGCATCTCAGACAATTTAGAATCAAATCTCTTTCTTTTTGCTCTAACTTTACTCTTTGTAGGAGTCTTTTTAACCGTTTTCTTAGACGAACTTTTTTTAAGTTTTGCCATTTTATTTCTAAATTTAGCTTCTAATTGATCCACTAAATCTTTCATTACTGGATCTGATCCAGTTACTTCAAAAGCAGCATTTTGAATTTTATTAACAAAAGTTTGTTCTGCTTCTGTTAATGTTTCGTCATAGTTACGTAAAGCTGCTTGTCTTTGTTTTCCTAGTACTCGCTGTATTCTTCCTTTTGCGTCTCTATTGAATGTCGGAGTTTTTAGTGCAAATTTTGCTTCTACTTTACCATCTAATGCATCAACATATTTTTGTTTATCTATTTCTACAACTACTTCTTCTTCTAATTCTGCTAATACTGCGTCTACAAGACCTGGTTCAGAGGATAGTCCACCAGAAGTACTTTTGGCATCATAAGCCTCTAATTTTGCTGAGATTCTTTCAGAGAAAGCTAAATTTTTCTTCAAGCTTTGAATTATCTGTCTCAGCACACTAGGGTCTCTACTATTTCCTGCAACTTGTCCTAAAAATCTATCTGTTGCATCATCTGTAAAACCGCTTTCTACTTCAATTAGTGCGCCCTCTAATAAGTTTATAATTAATACAGTTCGTGTATTAACATAAGTAATATCAACATGATCCACATCTAAATTAGCTGCTAGTACATTTCCTAGTCTAGTATTTATTTGATTTAGTTGTGATCTTACATTATCTTTAGTTCCTTTTGTAAGAAGACCCATCATATCTCCCCACTTATCATCTCCATAAGTAAAGTTTAATCTATTAACAAACTCTTGTGTTATTGTTAATCTTCCCTCTATTGCAGCATCTATTTGTTGTTTTAGTCCTTCACTAGCTGCGAAGACATCTTGCATTAATTCATCTGCAAGTGCTTCATAATTTGGGCCTGGATTAACTACGTTACGTCCAGTATACCTAGGCATTACTTATAAACCTTATACATATCAAGTATTCTCTTGATATAATCTGGGAAATCTATATTTCCTGGTATAGAACTACTTATCTGATTTTGAATAGTAGCTCCACCTATGTTCAGTCTTTCTTTTCTTTCATCTTTTAAGTAGTATTTTACCAAATCAAAACATGCTAACTTAACGTCTGCTGGTGTAGAAGCATATCCTGCTCTATAAACTACTTTTACTGCTTTTCTTCCTTTCGGAAACATTTTGTCTGCTGTGTCTGTTGTTCTAAAAATTGTGTCGGACTCAAAGTCTACGACGTAATCATATTTTCCACTTGAATCTGAGTTTTCGCTTATTAATGTAACATAGCTATCAGCTTGTGAATCTCTTTCTTCTACTGATACTATGGAGACAAGTGGGCTCTCATCTAACATAACTGCATTTGTCATGTTGTCTTTTATATCAAAATATTCTGTTTTATTTGAACTGTAGTAGTCCAAAAATGATAAGCCACAGTATCTTTTTACTGCCTGACTTATTGATGGTATAATAACGTTAATCTTAGCATCTTCACTAAGTCCTGATATTCCAGCAAAATCTTTATACTGCTGTAAAGTTATTAAATTTGTTCCGCCTGTTATTACTGCCATCTCTTAAAAAGGTGGGGTTTAAGGAAACCCCACAGAACCATCGTAAAGCTATTAAGAAGCTTTGTACATGAAACCCCACTTAGAAGTTGCACCATCAATAAGATCAGTAAATCCTAATCTTTGTGAAGCCACTAGGACTCTTCTTTGGTTTGCTACTTCGTAGTCAGATTCAATTGTAACACCTCTCAATCTTGGTATTACATAGTTTCTTGGGTACACAGCGATAGCTGCGAACTTAGAAGTTGCAGGTGCAGCGAATTCATCACAAAGGATAACTCTTGAACCGAACACTTGTCCGATCTCACCTGATAGTTTTGTTGCCATGTCACCAACTAGGTTAGTGTCTTGGAACTCACCGTCTTCTAGTAGTTCAAAGTATGATCTTTGTGAAACTACAAAGACAACTTCATTTGGATTAACTCCATATTTACCCATATTCTTTCTCATTTCTAGAAGATCAGTCGCTACAAGTTTCTCAGAAGCAAAAGCTGTTCCTGATTGTGTGAAGTCTGAATCATTTCTAGCTAGGTGTAAAAGACCTTCAAAAGCTGCACCTGAAGTACCAAAAGCACCATCAGCATCGTCACCAGCTAAGATAGCATTTTCAATTGCTCTAGCGTGTGATCTTACCATTTGCTCCCTAATTAAAGGTAGAATTGGCATGATTGCATCTTCTTCAGTTTCATTACCTAAGTATGATTGTGAAATAAGTTTCTTAGTAGAAAGAGTTCTTTCTGTTAAATCAACACCGTTAAAAGGTGAACCATATGCGTCCCCTCTTTCTTCTAAGTTACCGTGTGGTGATGAACCAGAAGCTGTTTGTGCAGAAGCAAATTCTGCGTAACCACTATCTGGTAGAATTGGTACGATCATGTTTGCTGAGCTCATTACGATCTCTCTAAACAATGGTGCCAGTACTAATTCATTTTGGATATCTCTTTCTACGTTTGTTGAAACGATTTGTTCAAAGTCAGCACTAGAAACTGCAACACCTGAGTGTTCGTTTACTTTGTTCATGACTGATTTTGCATAATCATTGTCCCAACCTTTGCCAGTTGCAACACCAGCAAATTTTGCATCAAGAATGTCTGACTCAAAAGCTTTTTGCCAATCTGAAGCACCTCTGTCAGAGAAAACCCTCTTGGATTCTCTCATTTTCATGATTTCTTCGGATTTTTCTGCCAACTTAGATTCAAGTTCCTTAACAACACCTTCAAAATCTTCGTGTTTTTCATTAACTCTACTTTCTAGGTCGGACATTAACTTTTCAGCGCCAGTCATTACTGATGTCACTATAGTTTTTTGCTCTTCCTGTTTTGCTTCTACAGCAGCCTTTTCTTCAGCCTCAACAGCTTGCTTTTCTTCAAGCTCTTTAGCTTCTTTGGCTTTCTGCTCTGCTTGAGACATTGCAAATTTAGCAGCAGTTTCACTTGCTACCTTCTGTGCAAATTCCTCAAGGTTGAAGCCTTCAGGAGTAACATTCTTTACATCTTCCGACATAATTTTCTCCTCTTGGGATTTCTCCCCACTTGGCTGCTTTACTTCAACAGCGTCTGCTATTTCAGTAGAGCCAGCCCTTAAAGACTCGTGAAATTTTCTGTAATCTGCTTCATTGTCAAAACTTTTTGCTAATGAAAAAGTTGCTCCTTGATTACAAGGAACTGAGACAACAGATACTTCAAATAATTCTGCGTCCTTGATTTTATATCCGTCAGTTTCGGTCATATATTCGGCGTCCTTGACCTTGAAACCGACACTAAAGGCACCAAGGACTCCCTCTTTAACTAATTCTTTAACATCACCTGCAGATTTAGCAATTTTAGCATGAAGTTGTAAACCATCTTTGTCTACACTTATGCCTTTTGCTCTACCTATTGGTCTGTTATAGTCATGATTAAATAAGATGATTGGATTATTCATGTAGTTATCTAAACCACCGCTTTTTACCCAAGCATCATGTTCTATTATATCTCCTGCTCTGTCTAAAGCACTAGTACTAGCAGATCCTTTAATTTCAACACTTCCATCTTCTTGTTCTCCAAGATTTTTGAAAGTTGAAACAAAGTTAAAAATTTTATTACTCATCTTCTACTACCTTTTTCGCTGCCTTTTTAGGTGCTGCTTTGACTTCAGGTTTAATTGTACCTATTTCTGGAAAATGCTTATTTACGAATTTCTCCATTCTACTCCAAGAATTAAATTCTCTTTTAATAAGCATCCATCTTATAGGCGCATCTTTTTGCTCTTTGTATTCAGGTAT